CTATGATTATGCAGCAGAAAAATATGAGGAAAATCTAAACGAAACTCGTCACTTTGAGACTAAGGAAGTTAGAGATAGCAAAGGTAGATTATTGCTGCCTGGTGGGCAAGTTGTAGATTCTACATTCCGTATTCCAGATCCAGATAATCCTGGGCAACTCATCAACCCGACAGTAGCAGTATCTAATTGGTTGATGGAAGTAAGAGAAAACAATAAAAAACGAACGATTAGAGTACTCAGATCAGAATACCTTTCATCGTTCGTTGGTGAAGTAAGAGATTTCTTACAGTATCAAGAATCTTCTCAATATGATCCTAATACTGGTAAGAAGATCGCTTTTGAAAATATTTAAAGTAGACCTAGAAGTCCGTTAACGCTTCTTTTGGCGCTAATATCTGAATATGGAACTGCGGGATTATCAAGAAGTTCTGGAGTCTGCCCTCTCATGTTGGCGACTCTTGTGATCTCCTCGTTCTCCTTCTCCGTTGCGAGATAACGACTCTCCAGAATTGAGGTTGTTATTTCTTTCGCACTTGCAAGATCCACATCCACAGTCGAACTTGAGTGGTTGTATTTCCATGCTTCTCTAAATGTAGATGTAGGAAGATCGGTGTGAGCGATCAAAGAATATTCTGCGACAGGAACATCCTTCGCAATGATATCTTCATCAGAAAGAACACATTGTTCTGACGGAATGACGACATTGCAGAAGCCATCATCTCCGTTATATACGATGACTTGTCTAGGCATCAGGAAATAGCGGTGGTTGCAGTGACGGTAGAACCAGGGAAGAGATGATTTACTCTTGTGGTTGCCATGGACTCAGACTCAGCAACTACTTCAATAGTTTGAGTGTTGGAAGCGTCTTCGCCAGACTTATAAAAGGTTACAAGATATGGTGTACCAGTGAAAGCCATTGGTGGAAATGTATGAACTACAAAAGGGAGGATTGCTCCTCCCTTATTTATATCATTCTTCTGCGAGTTTCTGGAAGTAAGACAAAGTATCGTCCACATCTTCATTGATAGGACCACCCATATCAACCTTTCCAGCGATAGGATCATTGGCAGGAATACCACGACCTTCGCTCTCATCTTCAAGTTCCTCGTCGATACGAGGTGCCTTAGGAGCAGAGATGCCCAAGACATAATCAAGACGCTTCTTCAGATCCTCATAGGACTTGAATTGCTCAGGTGCAACCAGTTCAGCAAGAGAATACTCTTTCTTCCAGATTGCTTCCATAGCATCATCATCATCCAGGAGAGCACCAGGACGAGCGAACTCAGAACTGTCATAGTTCCAGTAACCTGCAACCTTCTTGATCTTGATCTTGAAGTCTGCACCCGCCCAGAAGTCGAAGGGGTTGATGGGTTCTTCGTCTTCAAACTCAGGTTGCATGGCAGACATGACCTTATCGAAGATCTTCTTACCAAACTTGTAGAGGAATACACGACCCTCATTGTCGGGATTGGCAGGATCCTTGACAACATAGATGTTAGCGTAGTAAGAGAGCTTACGCTTCTGCTTACGAGCAGTCTCTTTGTCAGAATCAATACCACTGTTCCAGAGACTGGAGTTCAGTTCAGAAACAGGATCCTTGGCACCGTTGGTGGTCAAGGAGTTCTCGATGTACCAACCACCAGGACCTTGGAAGGCATGGGAGTACATCTTTGCCCACGGAAGGTCTTCGCCTTCAGGAGCGGGAAGGAAACGGATAACAGCATAACCGTTACCTGCTTTATCGACCTCTGGTTTCCAGAGACGATCATCAGACGCGCCACCTCCTTTGTTGGTTTTTTCGACTTCCTTGACCAGTTTTGCAGTCAGGGAACCAAGGGAGGATTGCTTTTTAAGGGATGCAAATGACATTTGATTTGGCTTGTAGTTGGATTTGGCTTGTGTGCGAATCTATTATAGGTCAGACTCGGGACCTGTGTCAAGAGATTTGCTCTCTGACCTTCAAAAGAGTTTTCTGCATGTTTGCGAACAAGACACCGCAGTCAACATCCTTGGGGAACCCCATCATAATAGCAGATCTGCGAACATTGTCGCGCATCTCCTTGGCACGAGGATCATCAGAAAGAGTCATCCGTGTATAAAGGTTCCTCTGCTTTTCAAGCAGATTATCAAGTTTGTCAAGATGCTCAAGTTTCTCTTCATTATCGAGTTTATCGAAAGTAAAGACTTCCGTATAAATCTCTTCCTGAAGTTCATTAATATCTTGAATAGCGTCTTGGACGAATTCTGAATCAAAGAAGTCTGACATCTGTCTCCTCTGCCTATCCTTATTTAGAGTGGAAGTTTTGCTCTTGTGGTCTTTTTCATAAAATTGAGATCCTGAGCATCACGCTTCAATTTCTCTTTTAGGGGTTTGGAAATGAGTTTGGTAATAGAGTCTACCTCCATACCATTCTCCTCACAAAACAGGACAATTGCCTCAATATAGTTGATCTTTTCCTTGAGAACAAGATTCTCGATCTCAAGGGAGAACTTTGCGGCATTCATGAATTTTTTGCCCAAAGCTTTGCTTAGTTCATTTTCCATTTAGATGATACTCTACGAAGTTTCTGATGTATTTGGTAAGTAGTTTCATGTACTTAAGTTTATCATACTCTTGGTAAACCTTGCAAGACCCGTCTTCACACGCCATGATGATGACAAATTTCTTGACAGGTGTTCCAGTCAGTTCATAGTACATGCAAGCATAAGCAGCACATTGAACGAGATACCCCTCAATCCAATCATATGGTTTTGGTTTTGCCGAGGTCTTAAAGTCAATGACCGCCAGTTCTCCCTCATACTCAGCAATACAGTCTACAGTACCAGCAACACCTAGTTGCTCGCTGTAGAGAGATCCTTCCAGAGTGTGAATATTGTCGATTTTGTGCAGATCGGGTTTAGCGATCTTAAATAAAAAATCGGGAAGAGGTTTTACCTTAGGGAGATCTTTATTCTTTAGGTAATTCTCTGTGAGCGTGTGCATGTCAGTGCCACGACTCGTTGCCTTACGAGTAATCTCGTTAGCAGTCTCTTCCCCTACTCTTTTCCGCCATTTAGCGAACTTTTCTCTATTATAAAAACTGATAATAGAGGTAATGGATACCATCTTGTTATCAGGTGTAGAATAATATCGAATCCCGTCAATGGTTTCCCTTTCTAGACGGGGAATTTCAATTTCAAGATGATTAAACATTACATACCGAGTGCCAATTTAGTAGCGAGATACTCCTTACAAAGACCAGAACGAACGATGTCATCGACACCAAATTCAATAGAAGCAAATGATGGCATTTGTTCCAGGATCTTCATGAAGTCCAAGATACCATTACGCTCATATGTTTTTGTAAGGTCAGTTTGAGTTGCATCACCACAGAAGTGGATCTTAGTATTCTCACCAACTCTTGTAATTATACTATCTAATTCATGAAAATTCAAGTTTTGACACTCATCAACAATAACAATTGCATCATCGAGAGTGGTTCCACGAATGAATGATGTAGACCAGAATGAAATAGTCTCCTGTTGTTTTAGATTACCATACAGCATCTCAAAATCAGAATCTGTAGGCATCTCAAACATATACTTCACCATATTCTTATAAGGAATCTGGTAAAGGGCAGATTTGTCCTCATGGTCACCAGGCAGGAAACCAATCTCTCTAGTAGAAACAAGAGAACGAACAATATAGATCTTTTGATAAGGAGAGTTTTCGTCTAGAACATCCCGAAGCGCATTATACAGAACAATGAATGTTTTACCTGTACCTGCTGCTCCATATGCAAAAATGTTTTTCCCTTCAGCATAATCTTTGAATAGAGTATCCTGATTATCTGTGAGGGGAGTAATATCAACGAGGAAGTCACTATTGACTGGTTTCTTCCTCCTCATCTGTTTAGCAGTCATACCAACACCAATGGGATTTTCAGACTTTCTCTTTCTGGGCATAAGTTTTAGTCGAGGGTTAGTTTTTGACGGTTGCGACCCGTTTTTTGTGCTCCACGAAGAACCTCATTCCAACCAGGATGAGATTTACGAAGTTTGTCCTTCCATTCACCAACTTCACCCGCAGCAGGGCATGTGGATGGATCTGACCAATCCCGCTGCCAGTCGGGATTGTCTTCACACCACTTTGTCCATTCATGTACACTGAGAACAATATCCTTTTGTTCTCCAGTTTTTTTATTGATAATAGGATAAGTTGCCATTGTAATTAATTACATAAAAGTATTTATTAGCACCACTCCATCGCTTTACCGACAGTCGGGTATTGTTCGCAGAAAATTTCTTTTGCTTGATTAGCAATATCCATATGCTCTGCCTGGGTTCCATTTGCGCTTCTAAGGGCGATATAATGGATCCATGACCTGCATGATCCTGTCATGTAGATTCTGGTGGGTACGGCGAGCGGAAGCACCATTCTAGCGCATTCCTTGGCGATTCCCTTATCAAGCATGGTCCTGTAAAGATCAAGACCTTCTTCAAAATAACGCTGCATTGCTATTTCAAATTGTTGCCTGATAAAAGGATCTACATCATCAATAGAGTTCTGACGATTCTTGGTATCCTGCCGACGAAGTTTCGGCATGGGAATCGTATCGGAAAGCAGAGTAGAATCTGCATACCGTTGGGAAAACTCTTGATATGTGAAGCTACGGTGACGCAAAATTTGAGCTGCGATTGCCCTTGAGGTTTGAATCTCTAGGGTCATATATGCTTGCTCAAATACAGACCAATGTCCGTGCTTGATACAATATTTTAGCAGACCTTCAAAACTGGGATTATCCTGATTTTTTGGATTTGAGACTCTGGCGACATACGCCATTGTTTCTTCAGGATTCGGCGTTGCTTGCACCAGTGTCACTTTCTCCATTCAACCCTCTCATGTGTTTTAGTTTCAATCCTTTCTTGGCGATTTTCTTCGCCTTCTTCATATATAACAGTTCTTCCTCTGTATATAACCAAGGTTGCTTAAGAGCTGCCTTGGTTAATCGAATCGTGTCCTTCATCCGCATAGTAGACCTCGTAGTATTTGATGATTCCGTGAGTTATCATATTTCCCTGAGATACCCAATCATGGGCACACTCGTAGATGCTCTGATTTGAGTATTTAGGCGAACCATCAGAATTCAACTCGCTACCGAAACGCTTCAAAAGAACTGACAGAGCAGAACTTCTAGCGTCCATCTTTTCGGGACTATAGCGCCAATCAGTCTGCATATCCGTCATCGTCGTCGTTAGAGTTATAGTATTCAATAGGATCGTCGTAATTCTCTCTTGGTTTGGTATAGGCTTCTTTGTCAGCGAAAACTTCTGACTCCAATTCAAGAATTAGTGCTTTAAGGGTCCGAACGAGACCTTTCAAAACTGCTCTGTCCATAAAAAATCGCGTTTTGTCTATTTTACATAAAAAAAGGAAGGGCGTCAACCCTTCCTATTATATAACGGTTCAACTGATAACAGTTGCTCGAAATATTCGTGTAGGTGGATTTGATAGCAAGACCAATATGTTACCCCTCTATATTTGAGTTGGTAACATGCTGGAGGTCTTGAATCTTTATCCATGTCATCATCATGATAGACATAGGATTGATTCACTTGCTATAAACCCTCCCGCGATAGCAGAAAGTGCCATGAGTCTCTGTAGACTCTACGCAACGCTGATCATACTCAACACCACGATATGCAGTGTGCAAGATTTGAGCATCGTGAAGGGCAGCTGCCTTGTCGATCTGCTTTTTGATGAGATTTAAGGTGTTCATCGGTTTACTCCTGAAGTTGGGTGAAAATTAACCTTCTCAGCTTTCGCTGGATCCGTTTTTTCCCGTTCCTTCAGTCGTTTGCGTCCCAGTAACATTCAGGCACAGATTCCTTTACGGTCTCTAACAGTTCTACCACCACTTTGGCAGGCAGTTCTGATTGATTCTTTTCGATCCTCAACATTAGAGTATCGGCATCCTGACATGTCATACTTAAGTATAATAGCAACTCAATCATGGGATGAACGCTCCGTTCCGCGACTTACTTGCGTCTCATGTGTATGTACCTTCACATTGACCTTCTACTTTTGACTTGAGATATCCGATCAGATTCCACTTAGACCGTTGGTCTAGGTTAGAATCCATTTGGATTTCTATTCGTCTCTGTAAGAACCTTTCACACGACATATGCCACCCGTAGGGGTTGTCGTCCGCATGATGGGCAAGGGTCAATGCCAGTAAGATACTGAGCATGAGATGAACGACAGGTCTATTATAGACCTCATGCCTTATTTAGTCAAGCAATTGTGTAACTTATGATACAATTTAAAAAACCTTATGAGTCCAAAAATACCTGGGATTTTTTTTCCCGAATATTTGGATTACTTTTTCGATTTTGATTTGGGTTCGTTGCCCCAAAGTTTTGGATTGACTTTACCTTCTGTCTGAGTCATGTTGACAAAATCA